GTTCACGGTAACGTTCGTCTGTACGGCCTGCTGTTGCGTGCCGCCTCGCATGCCAGCGAGCACGCCGCCGCCCGCGTTGCGGATCAGGTTGTCCATCGCGTCCATGTTGGCGTGGAATTTCGTTGTCCCGACGGGGTCGAGCAGCAACTCATCGCCGCGCTTGTTCACGGTCATGCGCCCGCCGCCTGGGATGGCGTCGATTCCGCGGTCGCCGATTGCGCCGATGATAGCGGTCATTCCCGCGACTCCGGCTGCGAGGGCAGCAGCAGCGATCCCGACGTTCGCGCCACGGTCGCCGATGCTCGTGACGATGGCGGCCGGGGTAGCCGCTGCCGTCTGCGCTGCGCTTGCCGTGATGTTCGCCGCTGACGATGCCGCCGTGGCGCTGAGCTGCGCGGTGAGCACTTGCCCGATCGCCTGCACCGCTGCGATCGCCATGGACTTGGCGCCCGTCTTCAGCGCCTCTTGCTTGTCGTCGGCGGTGGCGAGTTGGCCGATGAACGTGCCGAACGCCTCGCCCATGCGGTTGATGTCGGTGGTTACGGAGTCGGCGGTGGCGGTGAAGCCGGACTCAAGATCGCCGAGGCCGGTGTCATCTGCCGCGAACACGCTGCCGAGCTTGCCGTCATCCTCGCCGGTGAACTTACTCAGCCTAGACGCTGCGCTGTCAGTCTCCTGGCCAATGTCCTTTGCCGCCGCGCCCGCCTCTCCGAGATTGCCTGCGAGCGTGCCGGGCTGTCCGCGCTGGCCGATGGCGGCTGCGGTTGCTGCGATGCGTTCGCGGATGCCTATGAATCGGTCTGTGGTGTTGTCGAGCGTTCCCTGTAGCGCGGAAAAATCGCCCTGCAGCGTGGCGAGTTCCCTGCTCTCGTCGGTGATCTCGTCGGTCAACTCGGCGATCTGCCCGGTGAGCAGGTTGATCGTGTCGTGGTACGGCCCCATCTGCTCAAGTAGCTTTTGATAACGCGCCGTCGTGCGGTCGGTCTGCTCCAACTCCTCCTGCTTCGCGGCAAGAAAGCCCTTGTTCATCGAGAGGGCGTCTTCAAGCTGCGCACGCCGCACCTCGTTCGACGCCTTTTCGTGGGCGACGATGGTGTTTTGCAGAGCCACCCACCCGCGGGAGACGAAGTTGAACGACTTAACCAGCGCCTCAAGCACGTCGATCGCGCCCTTGGCGAACTCGCCCACAGCCCCGCTCATCGCCTCGGTTGCGTCGGTCGTGTCGTTGGCGAGGTCGAGCATTTCTAAGGCGAGTTCGATCATCGTGGCCCGCACGACAGGGGAGTCGGTGATGATGCGGCCGAACCCCTCCTCGACGAGATCGCCCCACGCTCCCTTGAGCCGGTTCACTGCGCCTAACCACGTGGTCGACTGCGACTTGGCGAGGTCCCCGAATCGCTCGTTGATCAAGTCCAGCGCACCGCCCGCCCGCAACTGCTCCTCGGTCAAGCTACGCACCGCGGGGAGGTAGCGGCCGAGCGCTGTTGCGCTGCCCTCGAACGACGCCGACAACCCGCGCTGCAGCGTCTCCATCGGAAGCCCTGCGGCCTCGGCATTGGCGAGGGCCATGGAGTAGTCGCCGAGCTTTTCAACGGGGACGCCGAGCGAGACGCCGAGCGCCATGGACGCTAGTGTCTGCTCGTCTGCCGCGCCCGTCAGCTTTTGTAGATCCGTCGCTGCCTCTTGCAGCCGCTCACCGTGTACGTCCCACGATTCGCCCACGTTGGCGAGTGACTGCCGTAGGCGTTCGGTTGCCGCCTGCTGTTCGCCCGCTGCCTCGGCCGCGTTGCCGAAGAACCTAACCAGCCGGTGACCGATGATGGTGATCCCGGCCATCGCGGCGCCGACCTTCAACCACCCTGTGCTCATCCCCTTCGTGGCGGTGGTCGTCTTTTTGCCTAACTTCTCCGTCTCCTTTCCCGTGGTCTTCGTGACCTTGCCGAGCCCGTCGACTTCCTTGGCGACCTTGCGCAGCGCGGCTTCCGCTTTCTTGCCGTCCGCCGTGATGGTGAATTTGACAGCCATCTACTTACGCGCCTTCCACCCGCTGTTGCTCTGCGCGTCCCGTAGCATCTGCTCCGCCTTCGTCATGTCGCCCATGGCAGAGTCCAGGATGCGGAAGGCGTCCATCAACCGCGCGTCTTGATCCAGCGTGCCGCCTGCGCGGGGGAGCGTGGAGAACCGGCGCATGTCGAGGAACGTGGAGATCGCTGGCCATACCCACGACGGGGCGGCGTCGGGCACCCAGTCCTCGATTTGATGCACAAGGGCGTTGATGCCGAGCGCCGAGCACGCGAGCGGGGACTCGTACAGCGAACCGCAGTCTCGGCACGTCTCGAAGTGATCTCGCTCCGCCGCTAGCCATTGCTCGCCGTCCTCCCCTTGCCGTGCCCCCATCACGAGAGCCCAGTGCAAGGCGCTTACAAGAAAGGGGCTTCGTCATCCTGCACGCTGGAGCCCGTCAACAGCGCGATCACTACCTCCTGTCCTAGCACGCCGCCCGATCCCTCGATCAGCGTATCCACGATGTCGTCAGGTTCGCTCGCGCTGAGTTCGCCCTCGAACCATATCTCGCGCACCTTGGCGATCATGTCGCGCGCGTGCTGCTCGTTCTCCTCGGTGGATGTGTCACGGCGCACGAATTCAAGGTGTTCCTTGCGCTCGCCGTCCGTGAGCCCTTCGTACCTGTACCAAACTCGCTTGTCGATCTTCGATCGGTACGGTACGAGCACCGTAAATTTGACAGCCACGAACCCCTCCTTGTCTGTCGTTACGAGATGAAGAGGACCACTGCCTTCGCGCCATTGCGAACACCGCGGCCCTCCCACTTGAGCGTTGCCACCACGGAGCCCTTGCCATCACCGGCGGTGGACTCCTGCATTTTGCGGACGCTGTTCGGCATCATCACGCCGAAGATCCCGCGCCCGTTGTTGATGTACTTCCCGCACTGCACGACCACGCCGCGTTCGCGCCCGTCCTGATTCGCGCGGTAGCTGTCGAGTTGCCGTTCGTCCAGCTTGGATGTGACCTGGATCTCCGGTCGCGCGTCGCCGTCGCTCTTGCCGTACGAAGGCACGAGCCACTCATCACAGAATTCCTGCTGATCCGGCACGCAGCCGTCGGCGAGCGTGAACGTTCCGTCAGTGCCCTCGAGCTTCTCCACCGTGGCCGAGGCCAGCCCGACCGTGACGCAGCAGTAAGGCGCAGGCACAGGGCTTCCTACGGCGCTGACAGACGGCTTGTATGGCCGCATGCTGAGCCCGGCCGCCTGAGTCGATGCCGAGGTGCCGTTCATGCCGCGCGATCCAGCTTCGACCACGAAGGTTCCGTCGTCGTTGCGCGTGTCGAGGCGGATCATCTCGAGGGTCGTGGTACCGGATCGCAGCTCCATGACGAAGCCCTCTTCGACGCGATCCGTGTCCTCGACGGCGATCACGGTTGCGACCTTGGTTCCGATCGCCGAGGCGAGGGACGTGGGCGCGCACTGGGCATAGGAGCGAGCCCATCCGGTGAGGTTGAGCATCGGGTGCGTGCGGCCGCCCCAGTTGAGCGTGATGTTGTTGGTGACTGCGCCCTCGCCGCGACGGCTGATCGACGTGAGCCACGATTGCAGGGACGCTGCGGTATCGCTGCTGGTGTCGTCCATCACGAGCGTCCGGCATGGCATGATCCGCGCGGACGTCTCAGGGGCTGCGGACAGGGCGGGCCAAAACACCACACGGCCTTCGCTCGTCGGTGCGGTCGCGGACAACTCGATGATCTGCCGCGCGTTGTACTGCGACGAACCGGCCGACGTCTCGATCAGGATCATCTTGCCGACGCTGAGCGCTGACGTGGCCTTGACCGTGCACGAGAGAACCGTCTTGATCGACGCGGAGACGTACGTGCCACCGCTGTAGGGCGCCGCGCTGCCGAACATGCCCTGCTGCAGCAGTGGGAGCCACGTGGGCGCCACAGACGCACTCACGGGCTCGACGGCGAACGTGGTATCCCACTCGCACTCGCCCTGATGATTCGTGCTGCCCTTCCACACCATCTGACCCGTGTGATCCGGGTGCGGCTCCTCGTTCACGATCCCGCGGATGTTGAGCGTGATCGGGCTGTACATGACGTTGGACAGCAGGTTCGTGCGGCCCGTCTTGTATGCGGTCTGCAGGCGGCATGCGCCCGCCAAGTTCATGTGCTGTTGTCGGTCAGTTGGCATGGATCTTGCCCTCCTAAAGGTAGACGTCTTCCTCGGCGATGGTCACGGTGAACGACACCTGCGCCCCGACGCCTCCCATTTGGTTCGATCTCGTGTCCCACCGGATCATCGGCTCGACACGAATATTCAACACGTTGAGGATGCGGGCGGCGGCGTTCAGCGTGCGCCCGTCCCACGATCGGCGCTCGATCATCAGCTCCATGATCGCCCACTCCAGGCGGCGATAGAGCTTCGCGCCAGCGGTCCAGTTGGCGCGCGTCTCACGATCGGGTAGCCAGCACTTGACGATGCAATCGATCTCGAATTCGTTGGTCCCGACGGTGATCACTTCGTCAGCGCGAATCCCGCTGGTGTACGTCTCGAAAAACGGCGGGCGCAGGTGCGAGGTTGTTTGCTGCGTGAAGTCGCTGGTCCACTTCGTCGGCAGCGTGTATTTGTCCGCCGTGCGGGTGTTGACGTTGGTGCAGCGTGCGCCGAGGCCGATGGTGTCATCGTCGAACATGGCCTCGACGTCGTTGGCTACAGCCTCGCTGAATCGTGGTGAGACGGCCATTATATGTCACGCACCATGCCGTCGATGTAGCTGTCGATCTGCCCGCGGGGGAAGTTGTCAAGCCACGTTGTCGGGCTGATCTCGCCGTCCGCTCGGATCGTGCCTTCCCTCGACGATCCCACCGCACCGCGCATCGTGAGCATGTAGACCATGTCCATCATCTTGCCCATCTGCGCTTCCAACTCCGCGGGCCACGATCCTGGGTCGCCGTAGATCGCCCGCTGCTCGTCGAAAAACTGCGCGTAGTCTTGCAGGCTGAACGAGCCCGCACGCGTGGAGCCCGTGGACTGCGCGAACACCTCGCCGCCGAACGTGCACACGCTGCCGCCGCCGCTCACCTCGAAGATCCCGGTAGCGCTGCCGTGGATGTCGGTGAATACGCCCATCATGTCGCGCGACCGACGGCCGATCCAGTCGGCGGGAGGGCCGTACTTCTCCACCTTCCACGCGCGGTATCCTGGATCGATCTGCGCCCACTGCGTGCCGCCGAGGTAGCCGCCCTCTTTCTGAAACTGCTTTTTCGTCGGCACTTGGCCGAAGAATTGCACGAACCACCACCACATACGCGGCAGCCACTGCGTCGGGAGCTTGCCAAGGTTCGTGGCGATCCGCGTGGTGAATTCAGCGGTATCCGGGCCCTTGATCGAGATGGTGAGTCCGTCGGTCACTGCTCGATCTCCCGCGTGAACACCACGTCATTTTGCGCGTCGATGTCGGTGAGATCCGAGGGGTCGTCTTGGAAGTAGCCGTCTGTCACGAGGCGGAAGGATGTATCGAACACACCGCCTGACAGCGCGGAGATCGCCGCGGGGTTGTCGCAGTAGCGGGTGAGCATGGCCGAGGCTGCGGATAGCAGGTGCCGCCCCTGTGGCGCGACCTCACGGCCTGCTGTGGCGTCGGCGTGGATCACCCAATCGGCAGACGTGAACCGCGCCTCGAGGCCCGCCATGAGATACCTGCCCGGGGTAGCCGTCGCCACTCCAACGCTCATGCCGCACGCCGCCAACTCGCCGTACACGTAGTAGAACCGCTCCATCCAAATCGCCGACATGTCACCCGTGCGAATCGGGCTCGAGATCGTGGCGCTACCCGCGGAGAGGCTCGACGTGGGCTTCACGTCGATGAACCGCAGGGCGCTGACGAGGGTGGAGTTCCACGGCATCTAGTTGGGTCCGATGTCGAAGTAGAAGGTGAGGTCGACGGCGTTGCCTGCGACGTTGCCGATCACCGCGACACCGAGGCCAGCTGCCGAAGCGCCGGACATGAGCGCAGCCCCGGAGTAGATGAACGGCGCCGCTGCGCTGATCGAGTAGTCGTAGCGCATCGGGTCGTCGGTCCACGTCTCTACGTGCTGGAATGTGGCCGCGCTACCGCCTGCGAGGCCAGACACGTTCCAGTCGTTCGCGGCTGGCGGGACCTCGGTGATCCCGTTGAATGGCCACACCATCGCGGCAGACGCAGCGGACGCGCCGAACGTGGCGTAACCCAACTGGAACGTCACCTGCGACTGTGCCGAAGTCGACGCCTTGACGCCGAAGCCTTCGATCGTACCTCGCCGTGTGCTCGGAACGGCCACGCGGATCGGGTCGCCCCATCCGCCGCCGCTCACCTGTGAGACAATCGCCCGGACGTACATGGCCTCTCCTAATCCGTCTGCTTGACGTGTGCGTAGAGGGTGGCTGCGAACGACGACACCGCCGTACCGCCCTTGCCCGTGACGAGTAGAACGTTGGTGGTGCCCCACACGACAGGCCGCCCGCTGACACCGCTGCCGCCGCTCGTCGCAGTCGGTCCGCGGAACAGGGTGCCGGTTGCCGTGACAGGTACGTCCTTCATGATGTTCGCCACGTTGCTCGCGCCGCTGGTGATACCCACGTTGACGTGGGACTCGTTGCCCGACGCCGCGCCCGTGATCTTGATGTAGCAGTCGAGCAGCACGCCCTCGGTCCCGCTGTACGGGTTGGGCGCTGAGAGCGGGCCGCCGATGCCTGTGGCGCTGCCGAGGGTGTAGGCGAACCACTCGCCCTGACGTGTCGCCGTGATGTCAAGCCCCGCGAGGGCTTTGTTGTAGATGCCGCTCGCGACCTCGTATTCGAGCTTTGTGCCGATCTCGACCTGTTCGTCGCTGGTGTCGAAGGTGAGATAGCGCTTGGGCGCTGCGAGTGAGCCCGTACCCATGATCCACGCGGTCGTGGAGCCGTCCGCCATCACGAGGCGACGGTTGCCCGCCATGCTGATGTCTTCATTGAAGTACACCACCGCGTCGAACTCGGCGATCCCACCGACGTACAGCGTGCCCGCGGCGCCTGCGTATCCCGGCGAGCCGGTGCCCACCCTGATCCGATCGTAGTAGTCGGTCCCGCTCACGCCGCCGAGCGTTGCAGCCCCGGTGAAGAGCGGATTTGAAAGCGTGGTCATCGTCGACCCTCCTGCTGATCGTCCAGTTGAGGCGCCGAGATCTCAGCCTCGGCACCTCTCAGGAAGATCAGGTGATGGCGGAGCCCACCGGCTGTTCGATGTACATCACGTACGCACGAAGACCGCCGTTGCTGACGTTCGACATGTTCACGCCGGTCGCGCTGATCGTGATGATCGGCAACTGAGCGTTGCTGGTGACGTAGACCGGGCCACCGCTGAACAGCACCTGCGGCACCGGGTAGCTCATCGGGTTCTTCGTACCGACTGCGTCGACACCGCTGAAGATCGGGTAGCCGTTGCAGAAGCCATCGGTATCGATGGTCACCGCGCCGGACAGGCCGAAGTCAACGTGCACGTTCGACAGACTGGAGCCCGTGGCGCCGTTGCCCCACAGGGTAGTCAGATCGAACCACGCGCCCTGGACGACCGCCTGATCGGGGATCGACACAGCGAAACCCACCGTATCGGCGTTCGCCGCTGCGGAGAAGTCGGCCGCGGTGAACGACTCGGCGAGCACCTTGGGCAGGCAGTCACGGGAGAGCCCCGATCCTGTCGCGTTTCCGACGATCGTCTCGTCGGCGGTGATGACCATCTTATTTGCGGAGATCACGTTGGACGCGATGTGCCGCTCGACGATGGCGCCGAGGCCGATCCGCGAGGAGACGACGCCGGATGCCACGATCTGCAGCCCGGAAAGGCTGGACATCTGGACATGTGCGGCGCTGATCGCCGAGTCGCTGATGTGCCTCTGCCCGATGGCGTCGATCCCGATGCGAGACGAGACGACACCGGACGCAGCGATCTGGAGACCGCTGAGGCTCGACATCTGCACGTGTGCGGCGCTGATGGCGCTGTCGCCGATCTTCGGCTGCGTGACCGCGTTGGACTGGATCGCCGCTGCAGCCACCGCCGAGACCTGCAGGTGTGCCCCGCTGATCTGGCTGTTGCCGATGTGGCGCTGGCCCACCGCGTCAACGGCGAGTCGCGAAGACACGACGCCCGACGCCTTGATCTGCAGGCCGGACAGGGCCGACATCTGCACGTGAGCCGCGGAGATGGCGGAGTCGCCGACGTGACGCTGAACGACATGCCCGGCGGCGATCGAATTGGACTGGATCGCCGACAGCTGGATCGCGTCACGACCGAGGCGCTGAGCCGGGCCGATCATGATCTCCAGTACGCCGCCTGTACCCGAGTCGCGGGTGACGACTTGCGCGACACGCTGCGTGATCAGCAGCGGCCCCGACGTGCTCGACGCCATGAGGCCCGTCGCTGCACTGCCGAGGTAGACGTTGCCGTCAGCCGCACCGAGATCCGCGGTGGAGAGCCCGGAGATCCGGCCGACGTTGTCGATCCGGCCGATGCTCCCCGACGTGATCGCCGAGGTGACCATGTACTGCGCCGCATGGGCCGGAGCAGACGCACCCGCGAGGGTGACGGCCGGGACGTCGCTGGTGACGCCGGAGATGTACACGAGGCGGCCGACCGAGATGTTGGCGCTTGCGTGGGCCACGCGCTCCGACTCGACGCCGTTGAGCTGTGCGGCCGAGGCCGTGACAGCAGCCGACCCGATGTACCACCGCCCCCGCTCCACCGTGAACGTCGAGGCGCTCTGCACCTGTGCGTCACCCAGGAGAATCGGGCTGTGAGGAAGTACTCTGTTACGACCCATTGGGGGCCTCCTTCCTACGCGTAGACGGTGGTGAGCAGACGCGCACCGCCGGTCTCGACGGCGATGTAGGCACCCACGGACACTTCGCGCATCCAGTCGTACCGCTCGTCGCCGTTGTCGACCTCGCCACGCCGGACTTCCGGCATGTCGCTGCCCATGTAGAGGTACGCCGCTGCCGTCAGCTCGCCCTCGGAGATGGTCGTCGGCAGGTAGCCCATCCACACCTGCGCCTCGCTCCAGATGCGCGCCTCGGTGGCGGTCATCGCGCGGGTCTTGGTCTGCGTGGAGCGCACGGCACGGGGCACCCACAGGTCTTCCGGCATGACGTCGAAGGACTTGGCGATCTGCTCGTGGGTACCGAAGCTGGTGATCTCGCCTCGCGCGTTGACGTCGGTGTAGACCGGGTGCGCCTTGAGGTGGTTCATCGCGACGGGCGGGATGATCATCACGCGACGTCCGCCGCCGTTGGCAGCCGAGACCTCGGTGGCCTCCCACTGCGCGCGTACGACGTTGGGCGGGTTCGAGTTCACGTTGTTGAACCTGTCGCCCGCGGCGGTGGCCGCGTTGGTCCAGTTGCCCGTGGTGAAGAAGAGGTCGTGGCAGCCCAGCTCCCGCGCGATGTTGTGGCGCGAGTGGACGGCGGCACGGCCGGCGGTGTCGAGCATCGGCCCGTCCGCGTTCTGCTTCTCGCCCCAATCGTACTTCTTGTACGCGTAGAACTCCTCCATCTGGAACGTGGTCTCGGTGGTTCCGAAGTCGAAGCTGCGGTACTTGCCACCGATCTGGCGTCGGCCCATCTCGGAGTCGGGGGCGTTGTTGTCGCCGGTGAACGTGCCCTCGTCGAGCTGCACGTAGGAGCCATCTCGCGAGGTGAAGGGCACGCCCGGCACCTTGTCGAAGATGAACGAGTTGTTGACGCCGAGCTGGCGAACCAGTCGAGTCAGCAGGGGGGAGACAGTCGAGGTTCCAGCAGGCATCAGATTGCCCCTCCGAGCACCTTGAGCGGGATGACCTGCCCGGCGGCGCTTGCGTCGGCGAGAGCCATGGCGGCCTTCGGCTCGGCGGCGGAAATGGAAGCGACGAGGCGGCCCTGCGAGTCAGGGATCAGCATCTCGCCGAAGGAGAACGCGCCACCGGCCTCGCCCTCGGAGTAGCCGCCGACGTGCAGCGTGACCTGAACGGCGCTGTCGGTGCCGCCGTTCTTGATGATGCCCGCGGGCGCATCGGTCGTGGAGGCGATGATGAGTCCGGTACCGGAGTACATCGCGACCCGGTACTCCTGCCCCGACAGGTTGTTGAGCGAGGAGATCCAGTCAACGATGGTGGTGTCGCTCATCCCTCGCGGGCTTGCGCGCAGAGCCATATCAGGCCCCCTTCCCGTACATCAGGTTGCGAAGGCGCATGCCCTCGGTACCGAGCGCTTCGACCGACTTGGCGAGCGCTGCGGTGAAGTTGACGCCATCGTGCTCCTCGGCGTAGGCGTCGGCCTTCTCGCACAGGAACACCTCGGCAGCGGACTGCTCGGTGATGGCGTTGGTGTTGTCCTTGGCGGGCTTGTCCGGCTTGCGGTCGTGGCCGGTGGTGTTGCCCGTGACGTGGTTGTCCGCGCGAGCGCCGTAGCCCTCGGAGTACAGGGTCGCGTCGGTGCGGTAGATCTTGCGCGCGATGCCGGGTTCGTCGGCGGTGCCCGCTTCGGCCTTGCTCACGGCGTTGCGCTTGAGGTCGTGGTCGAACACGCGCTGCTCGCGCTCGCCGTCCAGCTCGGCCTCGATCTTGCCGATGCGCTCGGCGTACTTCTGCGCGTCGGCGGTGCTCTCGGCGTTGGTGGCCTTGAGCGTCACGATCTCACCCGCGAGGGTTTCCTTGTCCGCCTTCAGCGTGTCGCGCTCGGTCTCCAGACCGTCGACCTTGTCGGCCGTGGCCCGCAGTTCGGCGAGCAGCTTGTTGGCGTTGTCCGCGGTCAGGTCCAGCCCCGATGCCTCGGACAGCAACTTGAGATCCGTCATCTGCGAATCCTCCACATTTGCGGCCGGGGCATCCGATTCCGCGGTAGATTCCGCAGCGTCAGTGCTGGCCTGTTCGGTTTCGATGAACTGCGCGGCGCCCTCACTGAGCGCGAGCGCAGGCAAATCCCAGAATGGGTGATTGACGAGCGTGCCGCCTGTGACGCGCTGGCCTACTGCGTCTCCGTTGTCCTGATCGAATTTCGTCCCCAACTCGATGCTGAAAAACCGGAACTTCTTTGAGCGAATCAACTCCGCGCCTTCGTCGGTCCATTCGACGAGCGCGCGCAATTCCTTGCCTACGCGCTTGATCGCCTTGATCCACCCGCGGGCGGCGGTGTTCTCTTCGGAGTTGTCGCCAGCGCCGAAAGCGTGATTTACATCGATCGGCAGATCGCACGACTCACGGCCAGCTGCCAGCGCATCGAGATCCGCCTTCGTGATGGTGACCTTGGACGGTCCAGCCATCGGGCGCCCGTGCTTCGTGCCTACCGTCAGAATCGTGTGCCAGCGCGTGTTGGCGTCTTCGCCTTCGCCGAGTTGCGCGAGAGCAACGATCCTAAAAGGCCCTGTGGTCGTGTCTGTCATGCCAGCCCCGCCGCATCGGCCGCGTCCGCCGTGCTCGTTGTGGAGAGATAGATCAGCGTGCACCAGCAGTTGTTCACGCCGCTAAGCGTGGACAAACACAGCGGATTCGGCGCCATGAGCTGTTCCTCTTGAGGCGTTCCCACCTCGGCCGGATTCGCCGCGCTCGCTGCCGTCGCCTCGCACTCGACGCACACGACGTGAGGGCCGCTGATGCCGATCTCAGGGTTCACGGTATAGACGACAGTCCCAGCACCCTCGATGCGCCCCTGTTCGGCTCTGCCGACGCTGTAGACGCTGTTGGAGTCCTGGATCACTGCGTCGCTTGCGATGGTGCGCGGCGTGATGACGGACTGCACCCGCTCCATGATCGCGGACGGCACCCACTCGTTGACGGGCACCTGCTGCAGATAGCTGTTGATCGTGGCGTCGACTTGGCCGAACAGCATGGACGCGGTGGTCGTGGCGATCAGGCCGATCTTCTTTACGATCTCGCCCGCCTTGCGCACGATGTCGTCGACCGAGTTGGCTTGCCCGCTGGGGTTGTCGGCGAAGAGCGACGGGTTGTCCTGCGCCCACTCGGCCATTGCCTCGGCGATGTCGGCGGCGAAGTCGGGATCTTTGCTCATCCGCTTCGTCTCGCGCTTGACTTCCGCCTTTCCCAACTGCCGCACGTCCTGGTACCCGTCGCGCAGCGTGCGAACGAGGGCGGGCTTGCCTGGTAGCGGCGTCCTTGCGATGGCAGCGGCGTCACCGCTCGCGAGCGCGGGCGCGATCTTCTCTAGATACGGCTCGAGCACGCGACGGCGGATCGTGTTGTGCGTGTCCACCGAGATCCTGGTGATGGCGTCTTCACGGGCCACGCGACTCGATCGGTCGTCGAATTTCGACTCGGCGAGTTGCCGCACGCGCTCGGCGCCTCGACCCTGCTCGGCCTCAAAGGGCATGTCGGCGAACATGTCCACGCCACCGCAGCCGCATGCGCACTCGGCGAGCTGTTCGGGCTCGTCGGTGGTGTCGTCGTCGGGATCTTCGTCCGGCTCCTCTTCGGCCTCAACTTCGACACGAACGGGCAACCCAGACTCTTGCCGGAAAAAGTCTTCGTCTTCGGGCTGCGGCGTCAGCGCACGCGAGCGCACGCCGATCTCGTAAGCCTCGAGCTGTTCCTTGACGCTCTGCTGTGCGGCGTCACCCACCTGGAGAAACGGGTACGTGCGTACGCCTTCCCAGTTGAGATCGATCAGCGGCTTGACGAGTCGGCGGTTTGTCTCGCGGGCGATGCTGTCGAGTAGCGGATTGATCGTGTTGCGGAAGTCGCTGGACTGGCCATCGCGAAGGCCCTGCGTGCCGAGGCCACCGCTGCCGGACTGCGTACCCTGCACCAGATGCTGCGTCTGCCCGATGATGTGGATCTCGGTGCTCAGCGCCTGATACAGCTTGAGGATCGCGTCTGCGGCGGGAAGCGCCGTGTCCATGATGTCGACGTCGATCCCGTAGGGCGTGGCGATCCATGCCTGCGAGCCGCCGCGATAGCGGGCCACCATGCGCTTGACGCTGGCCCAGTTGTCGCGCAGCGTCTTGTCATCCACCTCGCCGGGCTTGGCTACTACCTTGGCGTTCGGGACGCCTACGCCGAATCTCTCAGCGGCGATCACGTGCATCCGCAGAAGCACCTTGCGGGCCTTCCACAGGATGTATGCGGGGCGGTAGCGGCTCACGCCTTGCCAGTTGCCGGAGTCACCGCCGTACGTCACCAGCACGAGGCGATCGGCGGGGATCTCGATGTTCCCTGTACCTAGCCCCGTGGTGTCGTCCATGCGGCCGATCTGCTCGATGCCTGCGAATCGGCCCGTTTCCTTGTCCTGCAACCACCGCTCGATGGATGCTGGCGACCGCGGGGCGAGGTCCGTGAGCACGTAGTGACCGCGATCGAACTGCCCGGTAGGCGTCCACTTCGCCATGCGGCCCGGCTCTTTGACCTGCTCATACACCGGCGTCTCGTCGTCGCTGACGTACCCGGTAACGATCTCAGACGGTGAGCAGCCCCACAGCACGGAGCGCGCTAGGTGACGGCTATTCGTCTCCCAACTCGTCTCGCTCACCTCAAACAGCATGCGGCGGATGAACTCGGCCATCATGTGCTGCTGCGGGTCGTCGGCGTCTCCCGGCTGCACCGTCCACGGGGCGTTCTGGACCGCCTCCATCCACTCGTCAACGGACGCGCCTACCTCGCCGTCTTCCTTGGCCATCTGCTCGCCGAAGCCGGGTGCAGACGTGTCGCCGAGCCATGCGTCGTTGTCGATCTCGGCGTTGGGATCGACGCCGGTGAAGTATCCGCCCGCGAGTTCCGTGCCGCTCCACCCGATGGGCTGGCCGTTGGACTCCCTGCGCTCCAACTCGGCGAACGCGTCGCCGTCTTCATAGATCCGCATGGAGGGGCGCTGCCGCTTGCGCGCGGGTGGTGAGGATGCTCGCCTCGTGTGAACGTGGCGGGTGACGGTGGCGGCTGCCATTGGGGATAGCGTTACCCGCGTGCTATGATGGGTGCGCGGAATAACCGCGGGCGGTTACCGCTTGGTTTTTTGGAGGGCGCCCATGGAATTCGACGACACGATGCCGATCAAGATCCAGCGTGAACACGTGGCAAGGGCGAGCGCGATGGTGTCGTCAGTGGCCCGCTATCACGAGATGAACAGGTGGGCGAAGTCGAGCCGAACGAAGGTGCTGCGGCTTGCGATGGAGCGGGGCTTGCGGGCGCTTGAGGTGGAGTGCAGCGGTGCGCCTGTGGGCGGGGTTGGTAGTGGATGAAGATCCGTTCCCTTCCCTGGCAGACTTCGCAGCCTACATCAGATCTGTCGATGCAATCTTAGCCAACGAGGCAACGCCTGTCTTCTGCCGCCGCGCAATCGCGCGCGCGTTGCTTGATCTTTTCGACGAGGATTCGGGGGTAGGCGAGCGAGGGGTGATCACGATCGGGATAGTCGCCCCGATGGCGGATATGGACTAGTCCCCGTTGGGCGCAGTCCACCCCGGGCCGCCGACGATGGCGGGAAACTTCTCCCTCTTCGTCATGAAGAGGCGCTTCATCTCGTTCCCCTGCGCGAACGTGTTCCACGCCTTGATCATGCACCCGATGAATTGCTTGTTCGGCACGCGCCGATAGGTGCCCATCTTGCTGCTCTCTTTCAACCTGATGTCCAGCGCGAAGTTCCGCAGGTGCGCGACGGGGGACGCGACATCAACGCCCTTCACGAGTTGCGATGCGAACTCCGCCGTTTCGCCCGGGAGCGTCGGCATCGTAAGAGCGTAGAGGGCTGCGAACGCGCCTGTCCTCTTCGTGAGCCTGCGGAACGCTGCGGTTCTGTACACCTCCACCCCGGCGATGACGTCAGGATACTCGTCGATGAGGCTGTCGACTTCGGTTGGCGTTGGGATCTGGTACCTCGTGAGCGCCGATGGCCCGATCAGGAGCCTGTACAGGTGCCCGACCGCCGTTGCCACCTGATTCGCGCTCTTCATCCCGCGCAGCACCCGCAGCATGTTGCCGTTCGTGCGCTTCGCGCCGATGTCGATTGTTCGCATCGCCAGCAGGGGGAGCCCCCTGCATACCAGCAGCGGCACGCCGATGCCGCTGATCTCGATCGCCCGCAGGCGGTGCTGTCCGTCGAGAAGTCGCCCATCCGTACCTACCGCTACGCTCTGCGCGTTGAACACCCACTCGCCGCGCATGATGGCTTGCGCTAGCGCCATTGCCCGCGCCTCATTCAGCGGACGGTTCCCTGTGTTTCTCCTGAGCATGCCCGACGCTTGATCGGGCGTAACCACCTCGATGGACGCTGCAGCTTCTCTGTACTTTACGGAAGATGGCACGATGCCTCCCACAAATCGCCGCCGCCGCTCCGACGTGTGAGTCCCGAAGGCGCCGAAGCGACGGGCGACGAAATCGAATGTGGGGTTGTTTCGGGACTCACGGGGGGAAGTATGGGGCACGAGGATCGGCGCGTCAACTAGAAGTCAGCCACCCCGAACCCATCCCCACCGAAGTCGCCCATCTCACCACCCAACGCCCGCTCCTCATACCCTTCCTCAGCCGCGTCCTTCCACCCCTGATCGTCGTGCGCGAAGATCGGCGCCACGAACACCGCGAGGTAGCCCAGCGCGTCTCCCGAGTGCGTCCACGGCTTCCACACCGTCGAGTCGTCTGGGATGTCCTTGCCGTCCTTGAACGGCTGCTCAAGCAGCGATTCGTAGATCCCCACCGACTTGCGCCCATCCTCGCCCGGCGTGTACTGCCTGCGTTGCATCGGCCTCGCGATCGTCATCTTCTGCACGCCGTCAGCCGACTTGATCAGCGCGCGTAGGCGCTCGCACCTCGCCTGGATCGCGTGGTCTTCGGGCTTGCGGGAGCAACTAAACACGACGTTGACGCCCGCCTTGCGGCACGTGTCTTTGATGATGTCCATGTCCGACTTGCCCACGGCGCTTTGCTTCGCCACGCCTGCGGGGTCGTGCGCGATCGTGATGGTGGTACGGCCCTTCATCCACGGCTTTTGCAGTAGCTGCAGCGTCTGCCGCTCGGTGTCGGTGTCGGCTGTGATGATCTCGTCGAAGATCGTCCAGCCCTCGGTCCCGATCAGCGGGAGCCCGGCTTGGTACGCGTGCGTCGGCTGCGTGCAGATCCACGCCGCACGGCGGTAGCCGGGATCTAGCCCGATGATGACTTCGCGCTTGGGATCGTGGATGTAGTCTACGGCGCTGCCCTCGCCCCAATCGGGATAGACGGCGCCTGTGAGCACGACGAACTTGCCCTCGAGCATCGCCTCCATCATGCGCGGGCTGTACATGCTGCGGAGTTCGTCGAGGTACCCCGGCCGCAGGTTGGGCAGATTCAAGCGCGTAGGCAGCGCTACGCGGCACTTGCGCAGCCCGTTGGGGGTGTAGTCGTCGAGGTTGCCGAACGTCTTGTGCAGCCACGCGAGGGACCATCCCGGGCGAGGCGTGCCGGTGGATATGATGCCCTGAATCGTGGCGCCCGTCGGCCCGAACACGTTTTGGCGGAAGCGCTCGCGGATGCGCGCCTGCGTCTCTTCCTTGCACAGCGCCGGTTCGTCGACCCACGCCGCGGTCAACTCGCTTCCCTCAAGCGCGCGGGCTGCGTTGTCGCCTGTGCCGTACACGAACTCCGCGCCGAGCTTCGTGTAGATGATGCACTCTTTTTTGTCCCACCGGATCACGCTGTCGCATGCGGAGAAAGCCTGCGGTGACGAACCCTTCTGATCGTTCATGGCGTTCCACACTCCTCGGAACGCCTCCAGCGTCACGCGGTTGAGCTGGCTGAAACTCGGCGAGACGATGCCGTACCTTAGCGGCGCACCGTCGGTGATGTTGGCGTTTTGCGCTGCCGTCTCGACGAGTGCCTGCGCGCCTACCGCCGTCTTGCCACCGCCTAGGCCACCGCTGACGAGGATGTCGAACACGCGCGAGGATCTGAACGCCTCGAGAATCCACCACTGCACGGGGTTGGGCGTGACGAGCTGCCCGCGGGTGGTGTACATGCGATCGATGTGCATGGGCTAGTCGTGCTTCTCCCCCACGTTCCACCGCTGCCACGGACC